CTCTGGCTCTTCTGTCCCTCCAAAATTTTCAGGGAACAACTGTCGCATCCGAGCATCTATAGTCTCATAGTACTCTTCAGTTTGGGCATATGACTGCCCCTTTTCTTTGACAAGTTTACTATGCAGCCCCAATGCGAGACTTGTCATCTCATCGTCTGCACCAAACCAAGTATTGGAATTTTTCCATTCTTCAGTTCGTGCATCCAACTTTGGAGCGGGTTCTTTATTCTGTTCTACAGAAGTATTTTCTTCTTGTAAAGCAGGAACTTTAAAACTTTCTAACTTATCAGCTTTAATCTTAGTGGTTGTTAAAGTTTCTTGTGCCTCTAAAACGGCATCTGTGTCTCCAGAATCATAGGCACTTTTATACGCTTTTTTAGCAATCTCTAAATCTCTTTGGTTATTTTTCTTAGCTTGCTCAAGCATAGTTGCTTGGTTTTTACCCACAGTACCTTTTAAGTTTTTATTCTCTTGCACTAATTGTTTAGCAAAAGATTCCAACTCATTTTTTTCACGTGTAGCTTGTTCTTTAGCTCTACGCTCATCATGATAACCTTTACTAAAATGTTTTATGCGACTTTGGACTTTTTCAGAATATTCTCCTAATTCTTCTTCAGTTACCTCTGCAGGTGGGTCAGATACTTTACGATTTCTGTCAGCTTTCGGTGTATCGTCAACAACTTCAATCTCAATCTCACTCTTAGAATTAGAAACTTTATCGTCAACCACTTCTGTTTTCGGGTTAGGTTTTCCTGAAAGATCAATTTCAACCGCACTTGATTTTTCAATTTCAATATCTGTTTTTTTATTTTCTTCATCTGGGAATGTGTACTCCACTTTTTCAAATGCCATAATATTCTCCTATGCTCTCTGTATGCCACTAGGATCATCAATAACAGCTTCTATAGAATCATCATTCATTAGCCGATATTCTGCTCCATTAATTTTAAATCTTGTTCCAGTATTAGCACGGAACATAACGTAATCGCCTGATTTACACCATGCTCCCGTAGGAAACCGTTCTTTATCGCTATAGGCTTGCTCCCCTATATCAACAACAACTCCTATAATAGACATTACATGTTCAATATGTTTTTCTTTGTCTGTTTTTAATAGTTCTGTACCTTCATATTTATCTTCTATTATTGGTAACGCAACTAATACCCTGTAACCCACGGGTTTAGGTAATTGTAGTTCTAATTCTTCACCAGATGTATTAATTTCCTGTAAATCTGATCTATCCTCTTTATATTCTTTAAATGGTTCAGTCATTATCTTCTTCCAGTTGATTTTGCGAGAGGTCGTTTATAATTGACATACTGACTTCTAGACCCCGTATCAAGCCAGTAACTTCCTTATACTGTGAGAAGTCTTTGGGACCCCCGCTCATAAGAAATTCTACAGAGGATTTTTTATGTTCCTCGATTTTATCAACAAGTACGCCAAAGACGGTTTTTGCCATAAATTATCCTTTTTTATCTGTTGCTAGGTTTTTAATTATATCCATACCTGTTTTTAAATTGTCTTTTTTTCTAGAGTCTACCATTTTTGCTTTTTCTTTTTTAGAATCCATAATTAATTCTGCTTTGTCCATTTCTATATCAGCCTTATCTTTTATAGCTTTACGTTGTAATTCAGCAGCTCTCAACTTAATATCCTCAGCATCTTTCTTTGCCTTTCTTTGTACTTCAGCAGCTTTTAATTTTAATTCCTGTTGTTGCATTTGGACCATTGGGTCTTGAGCTTTTTTCTGTGCTTGTTTTTGTGCCATCTGTTTTTGATGAGCTTGAGTAAGTTGTTTGCCAGCATCAGCAACCAGACGTGCAAGATTAACTTCAATTTCTTCTGGCAGTTCTGCATTTGGAGCTGGTAAATTAGCCCCCAGCTTCTCCTCTATTTGTCTGCGATAATTAAACCCTAGATGTTCAGCTATATGTGCCTGCAAAGATGCCATGATCTGTTTTGCCTGCGGGTTCTGTCCTATAAGCTGTGCCACCATTGGGTCTTGCATAAACGACATATGAGTTGCTATATGAGCATCATGATCTTGGTAGATAAATGACTTAATCGGTTTACCAACAAGTGCGTTCATATTTTCGCTTACTGGGTCGGCAGGCTTCATATCTTCTTTAATTGGCACGAGTTTATCAGCATTTTTAACGCCCAATACTTCTATCATTTGCCTGTGAAGCTGTGGTAAGTCATATATCTGTGGTGCAGACTGAGACATTTGCAGCACAGCTTGATATTGAACAACTCTTTGAGCCATTGTAGAACTGTTAGGGTCACTGACAGGAATAACATCCACCATCATATAATCAGCTTGTTTAGCCCCAACTTCTCCTCGTGTAGGTTGATAGGCATATTCAGCTGGTGCGTATTCTGCCATAAGAACTTTAAGAAGTTTAAACTCTTGTTTCATAGCATAATGAACACGTGCCTGAACAGCCGCCATTGGTTTAAGAGTACGCTCTAACAAAGCTAATGTAGTTCCAACAGGTGCATTAGCTGACATATCTGAAATATTCATATCACTAATAGCCCCTAATCTTCGGCCTTCTGTAGTGATTTGGTTTAACAAAGCCAATAAAGTCTGACTAGGTTCTTTATAGGGTAACGGCATAATATTATCCCGTATACTACCTGATGGGACATCTACATCTTTAAACTCTCCAGGTTCTATAGGAGAGTCGTCACCCTTGATACGCAAACCACGAGACTTCAGCCCACCTGGGAGATTAGCGAGAGTCCCTGCATCTACTAGTTGCCGTATCAAGGATGTACCTGCACGAGCATATCCACCTATAATATGGATAAGCCCCAAACCATAAAACCCAAATCCTGGTACATATACATAATGTACAAAATGTTGTCTTTTTAATTTTAACTCATCATCAGGGTTCCAATTTCTGCGTATAGATAAAATTTTTCCTGTGCCTCTTTCCAAGGCTACTATGTATGGCTTTGCAATATCATCATCTGAATCATCAATACCCTCTATAACAATATCTGCATGTACTTCATATATAGCGTATCTGTCATCATCAGTAAGAGAATACCCACCTTCTTCTGCTTTACGTTCTTCTATATCAGTATGAAACGCCTGTGGCTCTCCTAAATCTTCAATCTCACGATAAAATCCATTAGCCTGTAATTTTTTTAATTCATTTTTTGTTTTACGCATTACATGAGTAACACGCTCTGCTGTTTCTATATGTGACGCACCATAAGGTACAATTACATCTTCAGCTGGTATATACACTGCCATCTGCCGACCCATGTTAGGGTCGTAATAAACTTTTTTAAACGCAGACCCTGCTAGACCAAGACTATACAATAGGCGTTCATGTTCAGGGCGATACTCTACCATATTTTCAGTTAATTGGAAATTCATATCCGCTTTTACACGAACAGAAGCTTCTTCTTTTTCTTTTGTCTCATCCCCAATAATTTTAGTTTTTACAGGCCCCAACGAAGGAAATGTTTCACTCATGGTCTCTGCTTGGAAACGAATAGCTGCTTCCGCAAGGACTGTAGAATAAACTCCGCAAGCTCCTTCCCACGGGTCAGTACGCTCTTCGTATTTAAATCCAAGTACATCCAGACCTTTTACAAATGTATCCGCCCAATCTCTGCGGCTATCTATATCACTTTCAATCATATCCAGAAGATCAGATGATACAACGTCAAGTTCTTTTTCTTCCATGCTTTCAGCAATATTATCATCAAATTCAGTATCTGATTTATCTGCTCCTGGAATTAAAGTAACTTCTACACTGCCATCATCAAGCGTTACCATATCAGGATTTACAATTTCAATCTCTAAATCCGTTTCTGGCATTTGCATAGCAGACTTTTCCATTCCTCCATCAATACCCATAGGGGCTTGATATATTCCTTTTTCGATAGCCATAGTCTACTCCTATTTCTTATTCTTTAGTGTTGCCTGTTTTACCATTAATAATAAGCCGATTTTTTTCTAAAGTATTGTGTATCTTCTGGTTCATCACTTGGTAGTCTTATAAACCCACCTTGTCTAAATCGCATGAGTGCCATCACAGTTGAGTCTACCAAGTCATCATGACTCATAAATGGAAATCCTGCAATCTCTTCTACAACTTCTTCCGCCCATCTTGTTTCTGGTACCCATACTAACCCAGAAGCTACAATATCGGAAACAGAATTTAAACGTGCCATCTTATCCCCTGATCCTCTATGCGGGGTATACTCCTGTACAGGTAGTCCCATTCTACGCATTTCCTGATACAGGGCTGTACCTGAACTTTTTTTCTCCACAATAAACGCATCGGGGTCCCATGTGGAATATTCTTCCATTGCCATTTCTTTTAACTCTGGAAACTCCATACGCTTTTTTATACTGTTTAACAAGATAATACCATAATTTTCTTCATGCTCGTTTAAAAATACACCCCAAGTTGTCAAGGCCGTATAGTCAGCCCTGTTATGTGTTTCTGCAGCTGCATCAAGTGACATTATAATATACTCGCATACAGGGGGTTCCTGCTCTTTCCATGTGTTCCACCACTCTCGTTTTACCAAAGCCGCTTCTTCCGCAGTGGGTTCCTGCTGATATTGGGCGTTCCACTGGAATACAGGCATAGAAGCTTTTGTGCGGAGCAGGGCTTCTAAATCAAAAAACTCCGGCCACAGAGGTTTTTGCACATGTTCATTGGTTTTTTTATCTACAATATCCAATATAGCAGGGAACTCTACAACCTCATATTGGTCAGCCATGTTATTGTTTACCATATCATTTGTCACACGGCCTGTAAGATCATCCATATGCCAACGTGTTTGTATAATAGCAACACGACCCCCCGGCATAAGACGTGTTCTAGCACCAAATGTAAACCATTCGTAAGCTTTCTCAAATACACTAAAATTACCATTAATAACATCTTGTTCCGAATGTGGGTCATCAATAAGAAGTAAATCCGCACCACGCCCAGCAATGGATGAACCAATACCACAGGCATAATACTCACCACCAAAATTTGTATTCCAGCGTCCTGCCGATTTAGAATCAACAGCAAGCTGTACGTCAGGAAATACCTTCTTATATTCGTCTGTAGCAATTAAGTTACGTACTTTTCTACCAAAATCTACCGCTAAATCCGTTGTATGTGATACCATCATAACTTTTTTGTTAGGATTTCTGCCAAGAAACCATGCAGGGAACATAATGGACACCAGCTGAGATTTACCGTGTCGAGGGGGAATATTGACACAAATACGATCTTTTTTTCCCTGCTCGATGCCCATTAACAGGTTAGCCAGCAATCTATGATGCGTCCCAACAATGTAATCGGGCTGCATATGCTGGCAGAAAGCTATTAAATCATCGTAAACTTTTTTATTATACTTACGATCTGACAATTCATCAACTAATCTGTCAATTTCAGTCACTTCATCAGGCGTATATTGGTCTAAATTGTCCAACATTAGGGTAATTTCCTGTTCAGAGAAGTCTATGGCTGCTTCAGTCATCTTTTATACCCAATTCTTCGTCAACATTGAACGATTCCCCCTCAATAACCACTGCATCTTGAATTTTATCTTCTGGTTGGGTTAATTTTTCAAGTTTTTTACGTAATTTTGCCTTTAAATCATCAGTTGACTGATGTGTTATAGTCACTTCCGACTTTTCTGCGAACAATCCTACATCAGAAATTTTTCCCAGAAGCTCCAAAGCACGTATACGCACCTTTGCATCGGGGTTTTCTGTCTCCAGCACAAGTTTGTTTGTTACCATATGGCGTATATGCACGGCACTTTCTACAACTGACCGCCCAAACTCTTTTAAAATACCATCAGTCAGTATTAAAGAAGCGGGTGTAAGAACTGCTGCTTTTTTGTTAGTAACTTTATTAGACGTTTTTTGGGGGTCACTTGCGTATGCTGTAGCTAGTTTAGCCGCTATGTCTTTGTCTTCAGCCGTTGGTTCTAGGTCAAGACCTTCATCTTCAAGCTCTTTTGCTGTGTTAGCGGATGCTTTAGTGCGAGCAATCAGGTCCACAGAAGTCAACTCTGGTGGTTTTTCAACACCAACTTCAGGTTCTACTAATATAGTCATACATTTTTTTATCGCAGGTTAAATTACCGTTAACTCTTTATATATACAAAAAAAAATTTTTTGCAAGTGGATTTAAAACTCCTATGGGGGGTGTTCCTATATATGGGAATATTTAAATATCTCAGGAATTTTCCAATTTGTTTATCTGAAATAGTAGTATATAGGCAGACGTAACAATAAATAGTAAATGGGGGTATGGGGTAGGGGTATGGTATAAAATGTGGCCTTTTATAGTAACGTGTTTGTATATCTAACCATTTACTTGTTAACCTGTGTTATAAAATAAAGGCGGGCAAAATAACTTGTCTGTAATTGTTAGTGATTTCACTAACATAACAAAGGAGACTATCCACATGGATAATCAAAACAATGTCAATAGTATAGACAATAAAGATACTAACGTGAAAACTAATCAATTCTTAAGTGATAAAGAATTTAGTTTAATTGGACGTGCTAGTAAAGTCACAGGTGATGGCACATCTGGTATGAATAGACACATTGGTGAACACTTCTTTCAAAAATATGGTGATAAAGCACCATTGTTTCTTATCAGCCCGAAAGATAAGAAGAAAAACGGGGAAACTATAAAGTCAAAGGCTTTGTGCACTCCTGAAGAATATAGCAAAGTGCTTTCCGCCATTGTTTCTAAATGGACAGTCAAACAACAAGACTTGTTAACACGTCCAACGTCTAGTCTTAGAAACGTGCCAGAATTTGCTGTCTATCCATATGAGGCAAATACAAAAGCTAACAAGCTTTTTCTTCAACAACAAAAGACGGCCAAGCTTGGTGATATTAGGGGTTCAGTCAACAATAGGATTAAAGCAAATAAAGAAGGTGATCCTGATGCCTTGACCAGAACAAAAATTGACATTGTTTCCGATATGTTGTCGAAACTTTTGAAAACTGACTTACAAGTTATGAAAGACTTATGTTATGAAACTGACACTTTTGAATATGCAAAATTCAGTACTAATATTCAAAGTGCGTTAGTAATCTTAAAGAAGATTAATAAAAATAAGATTGTTAATAAATAAATAAATTAATTAGGCTAGGATTTTTTCCTAGCCTTTTTGATACC